AGATGATTCAAGTAGAAGAAGGCTATAAAATGCCTCCTGATATGAAAGAAAGAGGGGCTAAAATTAAGTACGAGTGGGTAAATGAAGTATGGGAAGGAACAAAGATTGATGGTAGATTTTTTATAAGAATAAATCCTATATCAAATCAACGTACATCATTAGATAACCCATCTACATGTAAACTACCGCTTAACGGAAGGAAATACTCTGATATAAATGCAGAAAACATATCATTAGTTTCATTAGGTATCCCATTTCAACTTAACTACAACATCTTTAAGTATCGTATGGAGTTAGCTATTGCCAGGTCTAAAGATATTATTGCACAGTTTGATATTAACATGATCCCTAAGAAGTGGGACATGGATAAATTCATGTACTTTGTAGAAGGGACAGGAATTGCTTGGGTAGATTACAACAAAGAAGGAATTCAACTATCTCCGCAGCATCAGTCAGTACTTGATATGTCTATTAAAACTATAGATCAATATCTTGGACTACTTGAGTCTATTATGCAGGAGTGGGAGAAGATTTCTGGGGTAAACAGACAACGTCAAGGAAGTATAGGAACTTATGAAGGAAAAGCAACATCACAACAAGCGATTGTTCAGTCATCGCACATTACTGAAGATATTTTCCGCAAATACTCACGGTTTGAACAAAGAGACCTCCAAGGCCTTCTTGATTATTCTAAAGAAGCGTGGATTACTGGCAAAAAGGCAATGTACGTGATGCCAGATTTAAACACACAGTTCTTAGAACTAGATGCGTTTCAACATATGGAGAGTGAGTACGGGGTATTTGTATCTGACGCAGGAAGAGACCAAGATAAACTAGAACAAGCTAAAGGATTGGCTCAGTCTATGATTCAGAATGGGACTCCTGCAAGCGCTGTGCTTGATTTATTTGATACTGAGAACTACACGGGTCTTAAAGACAAGATTACAAGGGCTGAAAATGCTCAAAAAGAACTTGAACAAGCTCAACAACAAGCTCAACAAGAACAGGCAGCTAAAGATTCTCAAATTCAAGAACAGCAGATACAACAAGTCGGTATAGATAAAGAAAAAGACAGACAATTACAGATTGAACTAGCTTTAATTAAAGCAGAAGCATCGGATAACGATGACAAGCTTAATATCGAAATAGAGAAGATGCAAAAGAATTTTGAATTTAAAGAAAGAGAACTTGATCTTAAGCAGCAAGCACTAGACAAAGAAGGAGACCTTACACCTGACGGCGAATGACAAATCAAGAACGTAGGATGTTGTTAGAAAAGTTTAGGTCTTCCGGCATGGAAGGCTCTATTATGGATGTCTATCAAGCTTACGGACAGGGTGTAGATTTAGTAGACGAGCATTTAAGAGCTCAAAACCAAGGTCAACCTGCAACTTTAACAACTCCGGAAGAACAACAGCAAGGGCTACGACCGTATCATGACGCGGGAGAACTAAACAAGACAGCAGTTTTTAAAGATGTTCCCCCTAATACCCCATTTAATACTCATGGGATGAAAGCCCCTATCAATATAGACAAGTACAGTCAAGACGGGCACTTAATAGAGTCTCATAAAAGTGTACCCCCTGGAATAAGTAATATCCCTACGGGACCTTACCACGGAGATGTAATTGAAACTCCTGCAGATGGGTATCAGACTGGGGGATTTGTAGACAGAAAACAGACTGGGGGCTTTAAATACACTCCTTCAGAAGCAGAAGCAGAACAATCTGATAATACTAGAATAAATATACCGGGATTACCTCAACAAAGGATTACCCCCATCAAACCTAATATGCCTGGGTACGATGCGCATTTTGGGAAAACTTATGAAATTCATAAAAACACAGCTTCTGCTGATATAAGTAAAGCTGAAAATTACGAGCGGGAAGGAACTGTATCACAAACACCCCCATCTGTATTTGATTTTGTAGATAAACCTCAAACATTTAATGTTCCTATTATTGATGAAGAAACGGGTAAAGTAAAAGACTCAGACTATCATACCAAGGGGGCTAGTGAGACTTCATATAATCCTATTCAGAGATTTAAGAATAATCTTGCTGAGAATCTCCATCCTTATAATTACGATAATTCTATTTCACAAGTATGGGATGCAGGTGTGTTAGGAAACCCATCTGCTTTTAGAGATCCCAGTATGAGTGATAATCAAGATTACGTTGGATACCAAGAAGGTGAAGATTCTTATAGAGATGAGCGTATTGATTTATTACACATGCTAATGGGAAAAGAGCAAATAACTAATTCTATTGAAGAATCTATATATAAACCTACTGACAGTGAAAATAAAGACGCGAAGTATTATAAATCAAAAACAACAGAGAGAGATATTGTAATGGATTTGTACCGGGCGAATGGATCAGCATATCCGCCATATGAGGGAGACACAACTACACTTATAGATTTAATAAATAAAATACCATCTGAGAAAGGAAAATCTAAGCATGTACACAATAATATTCTTAATACTTATCAGTTAAGCAGAGGTGAAGATAAAAAAGGGTCTTATATAGCTTATTATGATAAATGGGATGTAAACCCATTTAAAAAATATAATAAAACTTTAGGTGATTTATCAGATTTTGTTACAGAAGATATATTAAAACTAACACCTCCTGAAATATACGGAAGAATATATTATGATAAAAAAACAGGGGAGTTTTTAAATACAGAAGAACAACGTAAGAAAGCCGAAGGAATTCTAAACGATAGAAACTACCAAAAGCAAACAAAATCTAATCCGTATTTTAAACATAATTTACAAACTGGGGGAGTACGTAGATCTGGGAAAGTTGTTAGAAAACAAAAAGGGGGAGAACATTATGATGTAAGGAGGGCGGAAAAAAGACAGCGGCAAGGATATGATCTTTATGATGAAGAAACTAAACATTGGAGTTCTGTAGATCCTAAAACAGGGAAATTTCTTAAAGGTTCAAAACATCCAACTATTGATAAAGAAGTAGATTGGTATAATTCAGAAAAGGGGGCAAACTTTAAAATAAATAATAGATTAGTTACTCATAATATTTTAGGGAAAGAAAAGAAATATTATAAATACGAACCTAGGACATTAGAACAAGAGAAAAATAAACCATTCAAACGACAGCTTAGAAAAGCTTTCGGTTTAAATCCTTTAAATAAGAGACAACAAAAGAAGTTCGAAGGATATAGTAAAGATGTATCTGAAGTAAATGAAGCTAGTTCTTTATTAGATGCTAAAGCAGAAAGAGAAAGAATGCTTAATCGTTCAGAGGTAGAGAGATCTCAAAGAGATCATTATGAAATTCTTAGCATGATAGCTCCTGGGGGCACGGTTACTCAAGAGATGCTAAATGATCCTGCTTATAAAGATCTTCCAGATTATAAAAGAGCACAAGAAGAAAGATATTCTAAAAATAAAAAACAAAGAGGTGGTATGGTTGAGAATCCGTCTATGGATGGATTTGATTCAATTAAAGAGCGAGAGGAATGGAGAGAAAGTAAATTGAAATTAATGCAAGACAAACAAGACGCTGGGCTAGAACACGGCGCTAGGCATATTTGGGATGATGACTACAGATTTACTCCTCCACCAGAAGATGAAAAAGATAATTGGGTTGCTCTTCCAAGTCGTTACCCGGAGTGGAAAAGAATAAAACGTATACCTCCTAAAAAACTTAAATCTAAAAAAATACCAACAATATCTGAAGCTCGGGAGCCAAAAGAATTACAAGAAAGTAATGTATCTCTATATAAAGGCCCCAAACATCCAACTAAGAGGGTAATGAAATACAGTAATAAGGTGAGAACTAATCAGATTCCTAGTCACGATATGGTTTGGAATAACAAAAAAAACAAATACGTTAAAAGAAACGTAGAAAAAGAGGAGGTAGATCGTTATAAAAAAGAAAATAGATTTCGCACACCTACACGAATAGAAGCAAACTTTAAAACTGGGGGAACTAAATACCCAAGTAAGAAAAAGTAAGGAGTGTAATATAATAATAGAGAATATAAAAAATAATTTTATACATATATAAACCAAAACAATTAATATTTTTGTAAAATGACAGACCCAAACGATAAATTAGACTTTAGTGCCATCTCTTTCGACGATATGTTGGGAGAAGGATTGGACACAGCTCCGCAAGAAGCTGAAACAGAACTATTAGACGAAGAATTAGTAGACGAAGAGCTTGAAGAATTAGAGGAACAAGATGATCCTGATGAGCGTGGAGATGAAGATAATGATGAAGATCAAGATGAGTATGAGGATTCTGAAGAAGAAGAAAACAGCTTTGAAGACTTACTAATTTCTGATCAAATCTCAGACGCTTTAGGCCTTGAGTTAGAATATGAATATGACGACACTGTGGAAGGATTAACAAATTATGTAAGAGACATGTCTCAAGAAGTTGCTGAAGAGCAACTTAATAATTTGTTTGAAGAATATCCTGAAGTACAACGTCATTTGGAGTACGTTGCTGCAGGAGGAGATCCTAAACAATTTTATGCTTCGCATAACCCTGAATCAGATTATTCAAACATACAAATGGCAGAAGGAGATGTTTCATTACAACGAGCAATGCTTGGTGAATACTTTCGAGCTAAAGGCCATGAAGATGATTTCATCATGGACGTTGTAAACGATTATGAAGAATCTGGCAAACTGTATGGAAAAGCTAGTGCAGCTCAAGAAAAACTTTCAGCTATTCAGCAAGAAAACAATCAGCAAATGTATGCTCAGCAATTGCAGCAACAAGAGCAAGATCAAGAAACTCAAAATGAGTTTTGGGATAATGTAGCTGATACTATCTCTGAAGGAAACGAATTTGCAGGTATTCGCATACCTGATAGTGATAAACAACAATTCTTTGATTACATATCTTCTCCGATAGATGAACAAGGAAACACGCAACGAGACATGGACTACTCTGAGGCTGATGTGGACATTAAACTTGCGATTGATTATTTGATGTATAGTGGTTTTAATCTCTCTGATATTATTGATACGAAAGCTCGTACCAAGAGTGTAGAGAATCTTAGATCACGCATTCAAACTAATGAATCACAAGTGAAGAGTGCACGAAAGGCTCAACGTGGTCAAAACACATTTGATCCAGATCAACTGGACATAAACGCGCTTTTTTAAACAAGCAATCTAACTTTTAAATATATATAATCATGGCATTGACTAATGTACTAAAGACGTACTACAATGATTCGCAGATGACTGATACCAATTCATTGGTCAATGCGTTAATGGAGAAGCCGGAAGAGCTTTCTCCCATTATCACGCACCTAGCCGGGCGTGAAGAAAAAAAATTCCCACTATCATTTATGACAGAGGGAGTAGGTAACACTAAATCTATAGATCGTTTCGAATACGAGTATCGTGTTAAAACACACGAAGTGAATGTTCGTCCGGTTGTAGCTGCTTCTGGTACAGGAGCTGCTGGACAGACTTTTTCAATTACTTTCCCAGATAAGTGGTTTGTATTTCCATACACTCTTGTTTCTGAGAGTGGGGCATTAGCTCGTATTATGGAACAGCCTGTTTCTACTTCAGGAGGGTATAAGTACACTATGAAATTAGTATCTCCGGATCAAGCTGCTTTAGCTGCTACGGATACTACTGGCGATTTAGCACCTGGTGCTATGTGGGGTCAGTTATATGCTAACGTAGGAGTTGACTTCTCTCGTGGAAATGCTTCTAACTGGAGTGCGCCGGGCTTAGTTCGTTCTAAGATTGGTACAATTCGTAAGTCTTATCAGTTCTCTGGTAATGCTCGTGATTACGTTGCTCAGTTTTCTTTGCCTTTGAAAGATGGTAAAACTACTAAGTTGTGGATGGATTACGAGGAGTATCGTCACATGCTTAAGTTTAAGGAAGAGTGTGAGATGTACTACTGGTATGGCCAGAAGACTCATGACTCTACAGGTCGTACTAATATGGTAGACGAGAATGGACAGCCAGTTATTTCTGGTCCTGGTTTATTCGAGCAGATTATCAACAAAGACACTTACTCTACCCTAACACAGGCGAAGATTGAGGACGTTATTGGTGATTTATTCTACGGTATGACAGACGCTACAGACAAGCAAGTTACTCTATACACTGGTATTGGGGGAGCTCGTGAGTTTGACAAAGCTATGCGTAACTACTACAGTTCTAGTACAGGTACTGGTTCTGCAGGAAGTGGTCGAGGATATCTTCAGACTTCAGAGTCTAAGTTCATCACTGGAAGTGGGCGTAGTTTAGGAGTTACTGGTTACTTTACTTCGTACGATCACATTGATGGTCACACAGTAAATGTAGTTAAAGTTCCTTTGTTCGATCATGGTCCTGTTGCTCAAGCTT